ATGTCATTTTTCAAACCGACCCCCTACATTGAATATACGCCCCCTAAACTGACGCAGGGCAAAATCTGGTACATCACTTATTACGTCCAGGACCCCGGGACGATGAAGCTCAAGCGGATGAGAATCAAGGTGAACCGGGGCGACACGCTCCGCGAGCGCAAGGCCATGGCGAAGGCCATCATGGGACGGCTCTCCGAGAAGCTGGCCATGGGCTGGAACCCGCTCGTCGAAAAGTTCGCGCCCAAGGCATACAAGCGGCTGTTCGAGGCGTTCGACGCCTTTCTCGACGCGAAGAGGCGCGAACTTGAGGCCAATTCCCTGAGGAGCTACAGTTCGTTCATCAGAACCATCAGGGAGTGGCTGCAGGCGCACGGATGCGACGAGAACACCTACGCCTGCGGATTCACCGGAACGATGGCCATCGACTTCATGGAGTCCATCGAGAGCAACCCTAAGATTTCGCCGCGGACCTACAACAACTATCTCCTCTTCTGCCGCGTCCTGTTCGACTGGATGGTGGAGCGGGCGTACATTTCGGAAAACCCGTTCACATCCATCCGCCGGAAGTCGAAGAAACTGATGAAAAAAAAGAGGAGGATTCTGTCGGACGCGGAACTTTCGAGGCTCTGGGAATATCTGGCGCGGGAAAATCCGGAGTATCTCGTGCTCTGCATGCTCTGTTACTGTTGTCTCCTGCGTCCCAAGGAGATTTCAATGCTCAAGTGTTCGGACATACGCCTCGACTCGCAGACGGTTCTCGTGCGCGGTGAAATCGCGAAGAACGACAACACCTCCACCCGGACAATCCCGGACGCGATGATGCCTTTCGTCCGCCGCCTCGACCTCAGCGACCCGAAGCTCTTTCTGTTCGGCGACCACAGCCATTACGACTTCAGCCCGGGAAAGACGGCCGTTCCCGAGCGCCGGATTGCGACGTTCTGGAACAAATGCGTCCGTGCGGAATGCGGCTTCCCGATGGAGGTGGCGTTCTACAGCCTCAAGGACACTGGCATCACAAACCTCGCGGCCGCCGGAGTCCCCGTCTCGTTCATCCAGCAGCAGGCCGACCACAGCAGTCTCGCGATGACCTCGATTTACTGCCAGCGCTCCTCCAAGGCCACGGCCGAGCTGAAGGGAGTGGATATCCTCAAGGTGACGGAATGAGCAGCATTTTCCTGACGGCACGAAAAAGGGCGACACCTCTGACGAGATGCCGCCCGTGGCCACAACCCACGAGTGGCCGGTGTTAAATAATTGAAGTCAATGACTTTTGTGGGTTAGAGTTTTTCGGCCGCCTTTCGGATTCTGTCAGACAAATCAAATAATGCCCCACGCAGTTGCTCAAGTTCCTCCGAAGTGAAACCGCCCTCGCCTCCGTTGCCGTCAATGCCGCTCAGCTTATTATAAAGCCACGAAACGGACTTTGAGAAGTATCTTTTGGCAATCTTTCCCCAAACGATGTCGAGTTCAATGTCATCGAGTTTCCTTCTTACCTCTGTGTCCCTAACTCTTTTCCGCGCCTTTTCGAGTGCCAACTTTTCGCGTTCAGTCAAATTTTCTTCCATAACGATATTGTTTTAAGCCTCCCCTTTCGGGGAGGTTGTTTTCAGTAGCTTTCCATCAACTCTTCAAAGAGGATTCTTGCATTCATTTCAAGTTGCCTTGAGTAGTTGTGTCTTGAGTTTCTGAAATCTCTGATTGCTTCAATCAGCTCGATTTCCTGTTCTGTCAGATTTTGTATCATTGCTTTAATTATTTAACGATACAAAGATACTGTAAAATTTCATATTACGCAAATTTTCAGATACTTATTTTGCAATATTTTGAAAAAAAATTCAGTCCTGACAGAAAATAATCTTGTGTTCTAGGTCCTTGTGAAGAATGGAGGACAACGCCTCGTCGAGCTCGTAGAATCCGAGGGTGGCGCGGTTGAAATCCTTGCCAAGCTTCTCATGCAGACTCCTGTCACGGTCATAGAGGGCGACCTGCCATTTGATGAGTTCCTCTGAAAGCCTGTAGAGCTGAAGGCGTGCATTCAGTATGAGTTCATCCGCCTTGATTTCATTGCCAGTGTCGAGCCGTGGCTGCTTTTCATTAGTGTAGTGCATAACTAACTGAAAATAAAAAGCCCCTCCGTTACAGGTCTGCACTACAATACTTCAGCCTTGCGGCAAAATATCAGTCACGGCTTTCGCCGATGACGACCATACAGAGGGGCAAAATCTCTATAATTATGTCAGCAATCTATTTGTACGGGAAAAATCATTGCCGCGAAACAGATTTGCCGGAAGTATTTGTAGTGCACGGCAAAGGTGACAACTATTTCTGAAAAAAGCAAGCCTTTCCAGGAAAATCAACAAAAAAGACGGCACCCTTCCGGATGCCGCCATCGCGTCACAATGCTTTTATGTCATTAAAAATCAAGAAACGCGAATATTTGTCAATTTGTGGCCGATGTCGTTGAGCGCATAGTTTAATGTCTCCATTTCACTCGCTGAGAACTTTGCGGGCTTGCCGTTTACGGAAAGGCCGTTTATTCTCTGGTAGAGCCATGCGCGGGACTTCTTGAAATATGTCTTTGCAATGTAAGACAAGGATATTGCCGGAAGCATTTCCTCCAACTGTTTCCGCACAAGAATCTCATCAACTTTCTTGTGAGTCTCCATAAGCTGTAGTTTCACAATCTCGGCAACGGCAACGGCATCTTCTTCGCAAATTTCATGAATTTCGGCATTCACTGCCTGACGTTCAGCTTCAGTTTTGGCATTTACAAACCTTTCTTTCAAGGCATCCATCTGTTCTTTCGTAATCATACTATCGAGTTTTTAACCCCGCCTTTCAGCGGGGGATTTTTACATGAACTTTAACTTTTCAACAAGTCTGTCAATCTCTTCTTCCAACCAACCCAAAACTCTTCCAACTTCATTTCGACCGTTCAACTCGTTGTAAATTTGGAGGTAATAGAGAAGTTCCCTTTCCGTTTCCCTCCGTTCTTTTGTTTTCTTCTTCATATTTACTTGATTTTTAATGACAATACAAAGTTAATAATCTTTTGATTATTTACAAAATTTTTCGACAGAAATTTTCGATTTTTATCAAAAAAAAGACGACACCCTTCCGGATGTCGCCAGTGGTTACGTCGCCGCTGTGAATCTCATCTTATTCTTTGCCGTTGTCATCTTCTTCCCGTTTCTTTTTGAATGCCTTCAGATGATCGACAATGATCTGGAGTCTGTCGGCATCATCGACATCAAAAATGAACTCATCAAAATCGCCGTATATGCTGCGATGACCACAGATGTATTTCATGGCAATCCATAGCCTCTTGAAGAATCCGGCAGGCTTGAGATGGACGGAACAGAACACCGAGCCCCAATCATCGTCAGCAGTCATTATCAACTGATGCTGTGGGTCACTGCACTGGCAAATAAAAAGTTCCTGAATGTCGTATTTCATGATACTATGTTTTACAAGTTATAAAAAGGGGTCGCGGTTGCCCTTGACCCCACGCCGTCAGATGAAGTACACGAATTGCTGCGATACAAAATCAGACAAATCTGACGGCCGATAATTCTTGACTAAATCTGTGCACACCGTCCTCTATTTTCTTTGCAGTCTTTGCGGACGGATGTCTGTAACCGCTGATGTAGTGGCCGAGCTGCTTCTGGTTCACACCTGTAATCCTCTCAAGCCCGGCAAGAGAGATTGTCTTTGCGTAATACTGGAGGAACGAAGCCACATCATATTGGTACTCGAATTCAACATCCTCGAATTTTTTCCCGGTTTCAGCGTAGTACTGCTTCATGTCCTCGTACCCGTCCTGAAAGACCTTGAGCGCCTCTTCAACGGTCTTGCCCGTGCCGGTCACAAGATATGACATATCATCGGCGTCCATATAGATGCTGTAGTTTCCGTCCGATGCCCTTTCGATAATTGCCTTTACCTTCCTCATTGCTTCTATGATTTTTGAAAAGCAGGGGGATTAAATCCCCGCTGCCCTTTTGATTGCCTTTAATGTTCCTGTCGCAACTTCTTCGGAACCGTGGTTGCTCATCTTGAACTCCTTTCCAGTCTTTGGGCTGAACCACAAGGGGTGTCCGTTTTGTTGTCGTCCGGTGTCGTAGCATTTCGCCTTTTTCAACAGCCGTTCCAATTCATTGTACTTCATAATGTCTGTGTTTTATATCGCACCACAAAGATAGTAGTTTTTCTATCAAATACAAAACATTTCCGGCAAAATCGATGAAAATTTTACCGGAAATAATGAACTCAATTCAAACGCACTATGAAAATAGTGATTTTGCGAACATCATCTGAGCCGCAGCCAGACGGAGGCGGCGAGGAGGAGGGTGACGAGGACTGCCCAGACGAGGACGTACCATGTCCATTTCGGGATGTAGGGCCTGGGGATTTCGACCGGGACGGGGATTTCCTTGGTGACCTGGACGATTTCCTGTTTTTCGGGAAACTTGGCGGGGACGGAGAGGGCGGTGCGCTTGTTCTCGATGGTGTGGCGGAGGTGTCCGGCGGAGAGGGTGGCGGTCGAGGTTGCAAGGGAGGTCTCGACGGTGGACGTCGTGTCGGGCGTGGAGATGACGACGGACTCGACCGGAAGAGGAGCGGATATGACGGTGTCGCGGACGGTCACGGTGCGTGTGACGGTCGTCGTGTCGTGGACGGCGACAGTGACTATGCGCGGGCTGCACGATGCGGCCATGAGCGCTGCGAGGAGGGTATATGCAAGGATTTTTCTCATTGTGAAATTTCTGGGATTTGCACTATACTACAACTTGTAGTACAATGAGGTTTTATTGAAGGGATTCGCATCTCGCGACAGGAATCCGTGCTAAACAATATTATCAAAAAGGTTATGGAAAACTGTTCTACAGCTTCTTTCCCGTATATCTCCTGTTGTAGAGTATCTGCCCCCGCTGTTCACCTTTCAACTTATGCGAGAAATGTACGAACGAGGGATAGAGAATCATCTGGTCGAACGGGAGTCCGAGGTCGCGTGCGGTGGCGGCCAGCCTTCTGACGACCTCGACGTCGCCGCGGCCGTTGCGCCCGAAGGGGCACACGTCGGCGGCCTCGCCCCTGACGTGCTGTGAAGTCGGAACGCCTCCGACGGCCCTGTTCACCTCCGGACACCTGTAGCCGCTGTTTATCGCGAGCGGCTCGCCCCATGCGTCCCTCAGCGGCTGGATGACCTCATCGACGAGCGCCTTGACGGCGTCGCGCACCTCCGTCGTGGCGATGGTGTTCCGCACCTGCATCCCCGGAACGTCCGTCCTTTCAAATTCTTTGTAATCAAAATTTTTGCTGACTGTTCCCATGTCTATTCAATCTTTACCTGTTCGATTATGTTGGTGACGTCCTCGGAGACGGAGACCTTGGTCCCCATCGGCGGCTGGCGGTCGCCGCAGCCGACCTTCCAGCAGCGGACGATGGTAAGGCGGGCGACGTTGGAGCTGAGCCTGTCGTTGCGGTCGCGCAGGACGGAGATCTCCTTGTAGAGGGAGTCTATCTTGTTGTCCTTCACGGCAAGGTGCGCCTCGTAGTCCTCCTTGGCGGCCTTGAACTCGCCTCTCTGTTCGGCGAGCTCTCCCTTCACCTCCCCGAGGAGCTCCTGCCACTGGTCTATCGTCTTGCTGACGTTCTCCAGCACGGCGGCGGTCTTGCGGTCGCCGAGGAGGTAGATGGCGGTGAACGCCCCGGAGGTGATGAGGGTGATTATGATGTTAGTCCAGTCCATGGCTCAGAACGTCAGAAGGTACAGCCAGACGCAGACCTGCGCGAGGGCCGCGCCGGCAATCGTCGCGTACAGGTCGGCCCTGTCGAACAGCCCGCCGCGCAGCCGGTCGACGAGTTCCTTGCCGATTCCTGCGGCGGCTCCTGCGGTGAAGGCGAACGGGGCGCAGTGCGGGACGAGCGCGAAGGCGGCGGTGACGGCCGCGCCGGCGATGAGGTGCATGTACTTGTCCGCGCCGAAGCCCGTGAGCCATGAATACGCCGCCCTGAAGGCGGACAGCGCCCTCGTGAAAAATGTCCTGACTCTTCCCATGGCCTATTCGCTTGTTTCGTTGAACGTCTCATCCGGGCGGAGACTCTCAGCCTCCTCGTCCGCGAGCCTTGCGCGGAGTCCGGCCAGGCGCGTCTCGTTGGCGTTGTACTCCGCGTTGGCCGCGACGTAGGCCGCGTACTCCTCCGGATAGTCCTGCCCGAACGGGCGTCCGAGCTTGGAGCACTTGGCCGCGTGGTCGTCGCTCCGTCTCATTTCCGACAGCAGCTCAAGCTGTCTCTCTTCCAGTCTCTGGATTTCTTCTCTTGTTTCCATTTCTATGCGGTTTTAACAGATTATGCTTTCTGACGATTCTTTTTCTGCGGGTGTATTCCGGCTGCGGGACTATGCGGACGCGCCGCGTGTCGAGGCGGACGAACCGCCGCCACTCCGGGGAGAGCGCCTCCCATATCCTCCATGCCTGCGTGTGGCCGTTCACCTGACGGCAGAGCCCGATGTACGAGTTCAGGGACGAGAGGAGCGCGTCGATGTTCGACTCCCTCACGTCGCGGCTGAACTCCCTCGCCTTCCTTATGCCCCGGTTCACGATGCGGCGGTTCACGTACACCCTGTCCATCCTTATGTGCACCCCGAGGCATTCCACGCCCTTGGTGTAGTGCTGGCAGTAGAACTTGCCCTCGTTCAGCCGCGCGCCGAGGGCCGCGAGCCTCCGCCGCAGTTCGGGGATGAGCGCGAGCGTCATTTCCCTGTTGTTGGTCACTATGGTGATGTCATCCACGAAACGCTCGAAGCGGATGCCCCCGATGGAGGACAGCCACTCGTCGATTTCGTGGAAGTACCAGTTCACGGCGTTCTGCCAGACGAGGAAGCCTATCGCCGCGCCCGTGCCCTCCGGCTTCGTGAAGAGGCTCTTTTCGGGAGGTATGAGGGCGCGTTCCTCCGGTGTGGAGAGGACGCGGCAATGTGCCGTCGGATTGCTGAAGACGCAGGCACGGAGGATGTAGAGAAGCTCGTCGCGGTCGCGCCCGTGATAGCCGGTCTCTATGATTTCGCGCAGCTGGGCATAGGCGATGTCCTGACTTATGTTCGGGAAGCAGCCCTTCAGGTCGAGCTTCATCACCCACGTGTCGCTGCGCGTGAACCCGCCGCTCATCTCGTATATGTCCGAGATTACGGCGTTCTGGCAAGCCTTCTGCCCCATCCCGACGCGGTTGTTGAAGGTGTGCGGGCTGAGCCGTCCTTCAAACAGCGGGCGGAGGCGGATGTCGAGGTAGTGGTGGAGAACCCTCGTGGCCATGTCGGAGGCGAACACCTCGCGGGGCCTCGGGGTCATGGTTACAAATGTGTAGGCGGCCGGCCGCAGGCGTCTGCCGATGACATCGCGGTACAGGGCGGCGCAGTTCGCCTCCCAGTGCAGCTCGAAGTCCGTCTGGTCGGCCGTCCTCCGTTTGTTGGAGCGGGCGACGATGTATGCGTCAATTATGTCCTGCAGTTCAATCATTGCATCTTCCTTGTTTGACCCTGTTTCAGTTCGAGACGGGGAGGGACCGGTTGCCGTTGTACATGTTGTTGTTCGCGAGGAAGCCGTTGCCGCCGTTCGCGATCCATGCGTTGTTGCCGTTGTACCGGACGCACGACCAGAAGTTCCAGCCCCTGTGCGCATATCCTCTCGTGTCGGTGTTAATGACACCCGCGCACCTCTGAAATCCTGTCAGCCGCCGCAGCCTTGCCCCTGCCGGGGCGCGTCGGGTGCGGTCCTGCCCTTTGCGAGTGACGACCGCCACCTGCACATTCCTGTATCTATCTTCGCGACGAGCTCGACGATCTCGATCTTGCGGGAGCTCACCGCCTCCTCCGGAGGCACGCCTATGCTCCCGTCCGGAAGGAACGCCGGCCTCGGCTTTCGCTTGGGGAACTTGATGATGTTCTCCTCGACGGCGGCCGTGAGGTCCATGCGGAATACCGAGAACCACATCGCCGCCTCGTCGGCCGCGCTGAGCTTCTCCGAGGGCTCTCGGCTCTCGTACGAGCGCGTGAACCACATGGTGGCGGTCATCAGCGTCTGCACGAGGGGCGTTCCGTAGATTATCCGGTCGGCCTTGTTCATCATGAACTGGCACTGATAGACCAGCCGCCTGAGTCTCATGAGGTCGTGGAGCGTCCCCGCGCTGTGCTGCCTGCTGTCGTGTCGCTGCATCTTCGTTGTCGTTTTCGTCGGTTCGTGTATTGTTCTGAAGGCGCGCCCGCGTTGCCGACGGCCGCGCCAATGCCCAATTTCAAAGGATTGCCTCCGGCAATCTGCAGAGCGAGACGGGGAGGGACCGGTAGCCGCTGTACATGTTGCTGAACGCGAGGAAGCCGCCGCCGCCGCCCGCGATCCATGCGTAGTAGCCGTTGTACCGGACGCACGACCAGAAGTCCCAGCCGTTCGACACGGCGTCGCCGCCCATCGCCGCGAGGACCCTGTTCAGCGCGTCCGCGTCGCGGCTTGCCGTGGTCCCGTGCTGCACCGGCCCGAGGATGGACGCGAGGTGCTCCGGAGTGGGCAGGAACCAGTCGGTGACGACGGCGCTGTCCGGGGAGGTCTTCGCGTAGGCCGCCGCCGGGCAGAGGTCCTGAGCCGCGCCGTCGGAGAGGGTGAACTTCCTGGCCGCGAGGACGGCGGTGCGCTCCCTTCCGTCGCGGACGCCCATGACCCCGAAGTCAGTCGGGGCGACGACGGCGTTAGCCTTCATGTAGCGCAGCCACCCCTCCTCCCCTTCGCCGTAGGCCGAGCGCAGGAGGGCGCAGTGGTCGCCCTGATACTGCGACGTTCCGAGGTAGCCGGGGAGGCAGACGGGGTATCTCGTCTTCACGTCCGTGACGTCGGCCGCCGGATTGTATGTCGCGGACGGGTTGTCGTTCCTGAAATATGCGAGCGCCCTCGGGAGGTTGTGGATGCTGCCCTCCCCGTCCCGGGCGCCGTTGCGGCGCAGCATGTAGGAGCTGTAGGTCACGTCGGGCATGATTGTCGCCGCGAGCGCGAACCCCGACTTGCCGGCGTTGTACGACCACTGCTGCCAGAACTCGTAGCTGCACCCTATGTGGATTTCGCCGTCGGCCCCGTCGATTCTCGCGAACCACTTCTGCGTCGCGAATACAGCCGTGGCCGCGAAGAAGGCGTTGAGAGCCGCGACGAGACCCGCCTTGTCGGAGGCCGTGTAGGTCACGGTGAAGTCCGTGGCCGCCGAGGCGGAGCCGCTTTCGCATATGGAGAGCACGCCCGTGTGCTCCGCGCCGTCGAGGGTGTAGCCCGTGAGCCTGTATTCGATGCGCTCGCACCACTTCTTCGCGGCGCTGTGCTTCCACACTATGAGTATTTCCCTTCCGAAGCGTCCGCCCACCGCGCCTATGGTCTCGTAGGCGGAGGCGGCGAGCGCCGTCGGGTCGAAGGATTCCGCCGTTATGAACTCCGGCTCTCCGGTCGCGAGGTTGCCTACGACCGCGTCACCCCACACGGGGTTCTTCGTGAATATGTTCCTTGCCATATGTGTTCTGATTTAGCTGTTTATCCACTTGAGGTCCCATTCGCCGTCCCGCGCCGCGACGTAGCGCCCGCCGCTCTGGGCGGTGGTGTCGATGTACTGCTGCCCGACGGCCGACGGCCTGCCGTTCCAGTTGTAGCCCTCGCCGGTGGCCGGGTCGTACTGCCTCCAGTTGTCCGGAACGACGGACTCCTTCGGGGTGCCCGCGCCGAAGAGTATCGGCGGCTGCCCGCACAGGAGCGGGAGGGCGCGGTCGTCCGGTGCGTTCTGAAGCCCGGCGAGCCGGTCGATGTCGGCGCGGTTCGCGGAGGCGGATGTCTCGACGGCGGACAGCCTTGCGCCCTCCGCGTAGATCGCCCGCCCGTCCGCGAACACCGCCCAGCCCTCGTTCACGGTGACTGTCATCCCGTCGGCGCCGAGCGCGGCGGGGGCGGAGGTCGTCGTCTCCGCCGTGCAGATGAACGCGCTCCCCAGGTGGGTCACGATGTTGTGCCTGTAGTAGGTCGTGCCGGAGGCGTAGTCGCCGCGCGGCATGGGGACCTTTCCGATGATTTTCTTGGTAGTTGTTGCCATATCTGTCAGTAGTTTATGTTCAAAATGACGTCCCCCGTGGAGGAGTCAATCTCCCCCGAATCGAAGACGGTCTTTTCCGCTCCGACCGTGGCGGACACGTTCCCCGTCACCGTATCGATCTCGAGGGCGAGGAATGTAGCCATGGCGTCGGCGGCCGCGCCGTTCGCGCTCGCGGCTGCACTTTCGGCGGCCTCGGCGGCGGCGTTGGCGCTTTCAGCCGCGCTCCCGGCCGCCGCAGCAGCGGTCTTGCAGCTCGCAATGACGGCCGCGGCCTCCTTGGAGATTATCCCCATGACGAGCTCCGACTGGACCTCGTCCGAGTCGTCGGACTTGCCCGGCCAGAGGGTCACTCCGAGCTTCACCGGGGTCACCTCGACCCTCTCCGAATCCGGGAAGCCGGCCTCGGAGGTGATCTCCGCGATTTCGCAGAAGAGCTCGCCCGTGCCGAGGCTCTTCCTTGACAGCGGGATGTTGGCGCTGAGGGTCAGCCCGTCGGAGGACAGCGAGCATCCGCTCATCTGCGAACCGTTGCGCTCGATGGCGACGAAGCCGCACCTCTCCGCCGTGAAGAAGGTCAGCCGGACATGCTCCGGCACGGCTATCTGGGTCTTCGTGTCCCCCTCCTGCCTGTGGAAGGTGTGGACGGAGGTGAAGTCGCTCTTGAAGTTCTGGTATTTCATATCGTTGGATTGTATTGTTTCAGTTCCTTACGCACCGGAGTTCTCGCCGGGTCCGCGTATTTGTCGGCATAGTGCCACTTGAACGAGAAGGCGTTTAGTTCGCCCGCCGTGCTCTCCGAGTCGATTTCGTCGATTATTATTTCCCGCGAAACGCCGTCAGTCACCGCATACCGCTCCGCCGAGGAGAAGAACTCCCGCCAGAACCTGACCTCGTCCGCGCTTGCGAGCCACCCTGTGAAAGTCTCGTGCACGAGACGGCTGTCATTGGTCAGTTCCCGCTCCACGCCGTCATTCACGAATGTCCTGGTCTCCGTCTCGACCTCCGATTTCTTCGACCCTGCGGCATATATCGGTTCAATCGCGCCTACACTGCTGAGGAACTCGAACGTCGAAACCTTATGATTCGGGACTATGAATCTGAGAACTTCGGACTTCACGACGGAAGTCACATTCCCGTCGTCATCCGTCATCTCCGTTTCCATCCATACGTCGTATGCTTTGAGTTCATATCCGGAATATCCCGTTTCGTCGGCGATTGCACGAATGCTGTCGTAAGAGACGGACACTAATGCCGGTTTCAGCCTAAGACCGGACGCGACCGTGGTCTTTACCGGCGCGATGATGTCAAAATACAAGAAGGCGAACACTGTCGTCCCGTCGGGAGAGAGTGCGAGATCGTCCGTCTGTCCGTCTGTTCTCGCCAGACCTATCTGCGGGCGTGCCGTAAGAAAGCAACGCTGCTCATAGACATCCTTGAGAAAGTCATATCCGACAGTGCCGGGATAAATTTCCTTATCCCAGAAGACCGCATCGTCTCCGTCTCCGAAAGTGATTCTCAGGAAAGAGCTGGCCTTCGGTCGGTACTGCCCGCTCCCCGCACTTGAAGAAACGCTCCGCAGGATTGGCTGCAGGCAGCGGACTATGCTGTCAAGGGGAAGAGATACAGACCCGTTCTTGCCTGCCTTCATCGTGAAAGACATCTCATACTCGACGACAGAACCTCCGGAACTTCCGTAGCGCGTCTTGATGTACTGGAGTTTTATCGGGATTTCCTCGTTCGGCGACGCTGAAATCCTGATAGTTCCCGCGTTCCCGGCGAAGAGGAACGGAAACTGGTCCTGATATGATGTGTCTATTGTCATGATGCAAAGCTACTGACTTGAGCCCTGGAAAAAAAGGACACTATGCCGAGATGAAATCCGCGCTGCATTCCAGCGCTTCGGAACCGGCACGGAGCGTCACCGAGAGCTTCTTCACGAAGAAATCGCGCCCGTGCAGCCTGACCTTGTTGTACATCCGGAAGCTCAGGAGGTCGAATTCATTGAGGTTCACGTCGCAGCTGATGACCTGCCGGTCGGTGGCGAGCCACTGCGCGTAGCGCTTGTGGAAATGCTCATAGAGCCAGTCCGGACGGAGGGATATGGGTTCGGTCGAGCCTTCGGGGATGAGCGGCAGGTCTTCATCCTCGCCTGCGGATTCTTTCGTAATATCTATCACAGACGAAGATATGGCATGACCGCTGTCCGTCATCTGTCCGTTGTTTATCAATCCTATATATACATCCGCCCTCCGTTCCGCCTCCTTGTTTATCGGCTCGACAATAGCCGCCATGGAACACCGCTGCACGATGCTTCCTGAAGATGTCTTTCCTGTCAGGAGCGACGGCACCGTCTTGACGAGGTTGAACGAGCATGAGTTGTCAACTGAATCGGAATCGTCTATGACATTTTCCATTTTCAGGTTATTCTGAAATGCGACATCGGCCGCAGCTACCACTTTCTTTCCGTCGGCACTGTTTGCGGCCCACACTTCCGATGAAATGATGTCTCCTGTAGCGCCCACTAAGTATGGTATTATTCCCAAGGACGTCGGCTGTCCGGCAATCCACATAGCCATAGCGAACAAGGGTGACTTGCTTTGCTCAAGCCCCTTCACGACGCCATCCCCGACATTGACAGTGTCCTCTCCGGAATTTTCATAACCGAAGACATAGCCTGCCGCCTCTTCCTTATCCGAACTGAACTCATCCGCCAGTCTGGAAGTCCAGTCCAACGCGGCATTCTCCGCGCTGATTCTCGCGAAGGATTTCATAACAAACGTTCCCCCGTCTTCATATACTGATGCGCAGAACATCTTCCCGACCTCACCGACAAACTCGACGACGGTAACATCAGGAAGACATTCAGCATAATTATACTTAATAGCGGGAAACACCCCGACTTTCGTCGGATTCGCATAAGCGTTCCCAACAACGGCAACATACTGATATACGGAATATATGTCATCATCCATCTCCAGCATTGCTTCATTCGTTATGAACTTGGCATATATGGCGGGCGTCCTCTTTATTTTCTCTCCATAGTCATTGTTATGATATTTCACATCAGAATCGACATATTTGCGCTGATTATTATATGTGTCGCTCTTATCGATGTTGTCACAGTCTTTGACATAATATCCTGTCTCATCTTTGTTTACCATAAGAGGCCAGCAAATGTTTGCATCATTTACAGGACGGCTCGACAAGCGTGCAAGACTGAACTCATAGATTTTCTTGCCCCACTCGTCTTCCAAGTCCCGGCCGGAGAAGGTGTAGTTCAGGTTGCCGTCCTCGATGCCGTCGTAGATGAGGGTGCCGGTGAGGAACGGGATGCCGTTGAAGACGAGGGACGCGGCCAGCTTCTTGACGGTAGGCTCCAGCTTCAGCGCGGGGAGATACCGGAGAACCTTGCAGTTGGTCGCCGACGGGAGAAGGGCGATGGAGGTGGAGAAGGGAACCGGGATGCGGTCGTCCTCCATCATCGGGTTGTTGTACTCAATCACGAATTCGGCATCCGGCGCGAGGTCGAGCGAGATGCCGTCCTTTGTCATAATCTTTATCATCCTAACTGTCCTCTTCTTCTGAGCTTGTTATACTTTTCCTCTGTTTCCTTGATTCCGCCCTTGCCGAGCATCGACACGCGGGCGGTAATCGGCTCGTCAAGCTTCTTCATGAGTTTCTCGATGGCCTTTGTGAGAGCCGCGTCGGCGGGCGCGGATTCCGTGCCGTCGGCGGATGCGGTCACGAGCTGAGAGTTTCCGCCGTCGATGAATCCGCCGGAGACACGACCCGGCATCGCCATGGCCGGATAGACCGCGCTGAAGTTCAGGCTGCGGAGCTTGCCGTTGCGGCGGGCGGTCTCCATGGTGGAGATAATCGGGAGGAGGCTCGGATTCTCAAGGGCCTCGTGCGGGATTACATACTCGGAGCCGCTCTCGCCCACTATGACGGTAGGCTGCGTGACGAAGCCGCGCGCGTCGGGGTTCATCCGGGCGTTGAAGGTTCTGCCGTCCTGCTGCCGTTTAACGCCTATGTAGCCGCCTTCCTCCGCTCCGGCCGTGACGGGCTGCGAGGCTATGATGGCAATTTCGGCCGCACCCATAGCGGCACTGACGGCCGCCGCAGCAATTCCCCACGGGGTCGCCCCGAACTGCGCGAGCGTCGATGTGACGCCCAGCGCCGTATTGATTATCGCCTGCGTGAGATTCAGAGTCTTTTCGCGCTTTGCCTGCTTGAGCGCAAGTTCTTCCTGATAGGCATCGTATTCTGCATCCATCTGCTCCACCTGCGCGTTGTACTGGGACTCCGTGATGAGACCGGCGTTCAGGCGCTTTTCGAGGGAGTTCTTGCGGTTGTCCTGATTCTTCTTGTACTCCTTGAGCTGCGCGTCCTCCTTCTTCTTGGTCAGATCCATGAACTTTGAAGCAAGGCTGAAGGCTTCCTGTGCGGCACCGCCTATGCCGGCAATGGTGGTCCGAAGGTCTTCCGCGCCAAACTTTCCCTGTGCAATGTTCGAGAACAAAGTCTCCCAATCCTCTTGCGACACCCCGAACAAACTTCCTCCGCCCGTGCCTTCCTTCAGAGAGCGGCTTTCCTTCTTCGGACTGTCGGACGGTTCCTGCGATGCTTCCTGTGCAGTGCCGGCCGCAGCGTTCTTGCGCTTGATGATGTCGGCAAGCTGCTGCATGATCTTATTGTAGTCCGCATCATCGAGACTGACGGACATGCCCTCAAGTGTCCTGTCATCCGCCACCTTCTGAAACATGGACTCCAGACTCTGGAGATACTCGACATCAAATTCCGCAAGCTCCTGCGTATGCTTCCTCTTCAAGGCCGCCTTTTCCTCCTCCGTGCCCTTGAACGCCAGAAGTTCCGCTGCCTGAGAGTTCTCCATCTGAGTGCGCCTGAGCTTGTGCTCGTCCTCCAGCCGCTTGACCTCGCGGTTGAAGGCCTCGAGCCTGATTTTGTCGAGGTTGTTCCGGTGCTTGGTTTCGGCAAGTTCAAGCAGTTCGGCGTTGTCTCCTGCCTTGGCGCGTTCCTTTTCATAGCGACTTTCCTCTTCCAGAATGGCTTTCTGAGTCAGGTCTTTCTCGTTGTCGATGACAAGCTGTGTTTTCATCTCCGCATCCTGTTCCATCCTTTTCTGAGTTTCCTGAAACAGCTTCTCGGATTCCTCGTCAACCTCCTGAAAGACCTGAGCAAGACCTTCCTGAAGCGCACGGGCACTCTTTTCGGCCGCCGTCCCGATCCCGCCCGCAGAGCCGCCGGAACCGCCGTTGCCGCCCGCTCCGCCGCCGGAGTTTTCGGTCGTTCCGCCGCCGGCAAGGCTTCCGAGCGATTCGATGTTGCCGGAGGGCTCAGACGAGAGGTCGCCGTAGAGGCCTTTGATGACTGCCCGGAGACTCTCTCCGTTTTCCACGGCTTTCTCAAATTCATCGCTGATTACAAATAATTTCCCTTCTTCCGAAGACTGAACAATACCCATAGTATATGGGGTTGCATACATTTCCGGATTTGTCCGGCCTTCCCAATCGTGACTACGCCCGAAAACATCGTCAATAGCATTCTGCAACGATTCCGTTATCCCGCCGGAATCATATGCCCCCGAAAGTTCCTCCGTCAGGCGTACAATATCTGCGGTGCCCATTTTTTGTCCGTTATTCAGGCTCTCATACTGCTTCGCCAAGGCGCCAAGGGTCGCCTTTACAGTGTCCTCCTTATGCTGGAGAACATCCATCTCGGCGCTTTCCCGCGCCTGAAGCTTGATTTTTCGCTCCAGCTGAGTGTTCACATTGGCAAGAGCCGTCTCCAGTTCCTCATTAGAGGTCTTCTCAGTGAGGAGCTGCGGGAGATAGTCGCCGTAGAGTTCGTTGATTTTGTCGATTGCCCTCTTTCGCTCGTCGCTGCCCTCGGCCGCACTGGTCGCCGCCTCCTTCAGTTCTTCGAGGGACTTGCGTTCCTTATCTATTTCAGCCTGCGCCTTGACGAACGAGGAGGTCGTATCAACGGTTCGCCGGTTCAGTTCGCGGAGCTCCCTGGCGGCTTCGCGGGATTTGGAGACCAATGATGCAATGCCTTGAGCAAGGGCTGCAACGGCGGCAATGACGAGCCCGACCGGATTGGCAATCAAGGCCTTGCCGAAAGCCTTTGCAGCCGCCCCGGCCGTCTTGTAGCCGCCGGCGAGAATTTTCAGCGTGACCGTGTGCAGCGAATTTGCCTTTGACGATGCCTCCAAGACTGCAACTTCTTTCAAAAGCGCAGCCCTGAACTCAGCACTGAACAGATAGGCGATTTTCTTTTTCGCCACATAGAGCGCGGTCAGTGTCGTGACAGTCACGATTGCCGCCTGATACTTTCCGAAGAGCGTAATCAGCTTTGAAACGACTCCTAAAAAAGTATTTGTACCGCTAATGGCCATATTCGCTGCCGGCATCAGTTTCTGGCCGATTTCCACGCTCGTCTCAGTGATTCTCTTTTTCAGTTTCTCCTGAATGGCCGTGGCAGACTCGTTCTTGGTGTTGAACTCGTTGGTCAAAGATGTACCCTCCTGAAAGGCCTCGTTCGCAATCCGCTGCTGGGTCTTGAGCATGTCGATGTTGTTGGCCAGCGCTCCGAGCACGGTCGTTGCCCTCTGCCCGTTCAGGTTCATCCCGTCCATGGCATCCACGATGTCGAACAGCCCCTGGTCGCCCTTCATTCCCTCCAGCACTTTGACGAGAGCGGCGTTCACGTCGTTGTTCAGGAGGTCGCGGAACTCCTCGAACGGCATCTTAGCAATCTGGGCGAATGTCTCGGTTTTCCTGAACATTGCGGTGATGGTCTGACCGATGGCTGTTGCGGCGGTCTCTGCTGCCTGGGCGTTCGCGTCGAGGGTGGATGCAAGGCCGAGGATTTTGTCAATCGAGATTTTGGCGTTCGGAGCGATACCGGCAAGGCGGTTGGTGAAGTTCACGATGTAGCCCTCATTAGCCGTCGAAGCCGCTCCGAGTTCATTGATTGCAGAGCCGACGGAAAGCATCGCCTTTTCGAGCCCCATCTGCCCCTTCAGCTGGAATATATCGACGAGTTTTCCAATCTGACCTATGGCAGCCTCCGCGTCGCCGCCGAGGTCTTCCTTCAACGCCACATTGATTTTGTCGGCGGCCGAAACGAACTCCAGCAGGTCTTCCTTGCCGGAAATTCCAAGCTTACCGCCGACACGAGCCAGCGACAGCAACTCATTCTGCGCGGTCCGCGTGTCGATTTTCTTCAGTTCCGCGCTGAGTTCCTCGATTTCTTCGCGGCTCAAGCCGGTCGTCTTCATAGCGTCAACAAGCGCCTCGTCATATTGCAACCACGACTCCCGCGCCTGTTCTGTTTTGCTCCATAACCCCGATGTTATGTCCATCAGAGCCTTTACTCCTATTGATATGTTTCCGATATTAGTGAAAGTCTGTGACAATATCGTTCGAGTACTTTGGGATTGTCTTGCAAGTTCCTCAAAGCGTTTTCTGCTCTCAAGCAATTCCGCATTCAGGGCATCCCAATTCTCTGTTCCTGGTACAGCTTTTTCCAAAGCAGCGCGAGTCGCCTTTATGTGGCTCTTGAGTTCGGCCATAGTCTTTTGGTCAAGCTTCATCTGCCTTTGGAGCTCTGCATACTTCGACTTCGCGTCAGTGAGTTTCCTGTTGGTTTCAGAAATTTCCTTTGAGTGGTCTCCTTCTGCCTTTTTCAGAGACTTTATTTCCGATTCAAGCCTTGAAATTTCCTTCTCCGTGTCAAGAATTTCCTTGCGCCCGGCATCGCCGTTCACGATTATGTTCAACCGCAGGTCTTCACTTTTCATCTTGTATCAATTTAATGATACAAAAATAGCTGCCCGCAGGCAGCTACGAAAGGACACTAAATGTCATGATTCCAAGGCTCTTTTTCCCTCTCTTTCTTGCGTTTGTCAAGAAGAATCATGATAGGAATAAATACTATCACAGCGATGCCTATGATAATCCAGTCCGCTACAGATATTGTTGCAATAGAATTCAGAAAAATAATGAGCAAGACTAATCCGCCAATCAAAATCACGCTGAATAAGGCGGTCAATCCTGTCATGCTGAATATTGCTCTTATTAAATCTATCATGTTGGGAATTTTTTATTGAAGACTGCAAAAATCACTCCTCACAGAAAATTATCTTGTGTTCGAGGTCTTGGTGAAGAATGGAGGACAATGCCTCATCGAGTTCAACATAAAATTGAGAATCGGGCAAGGGTGGCGGCTGTCACAAGCGGACTTTCACGGAGGGTGCCGGAGATGAGTTCAATGTCGTCCTGTGAAATGATGCCCTTGAACTCCCATTGGGCAAAGGTTTCAGCGCGGACGACCATAAGCTTTGAACAGTCCACGAAAGAATCGTGGTCAAGAAACGGGTAGGCGGATTTCCTTATCGGCATCTGCAAGTCCTGAAGGGCAACGGGGATGCGGTCGTTGATTCTCGAATTGATTACCACGCCGCCATATATATTCCCCTCATTGTCAAAGCCCAATATGACAAGAAACTTGTTTCTGGAATCGTCGCCGACCTTCGGAGTTATCCCATTTTCCGGATAAAGCCGGATTCTCCACACATCGCCGACAGAAACCGTAGAACGAGTCAAAGAATTGACGACATCAGAGGAAAGAAAATCCGAAAGGTTCATCGGGCACAGGCGCTTTGAAGTTCAAGACTGTCCTTCAGATAGGCTATTGTGCGTTTGTCGGCATCGGCGGCTTCGGCCATGAGAACCGGATCCATATACTTGCGCCCGGAATGCTTGCTGTAATAGGCTTCGCTCCATGCGCTGTCATGGGATTTGTCCTTCAGTTCAGCGAAGGAAAGCGGAAGATTCTCAGCTATGGAGCGGTCGAGTTCAGCTATTTCCGATTTTGAGAGATAGTCCATGTCCGGGTCGCGTCGTGCAGTGAGAATGTAGGAGGCATCCTCACTGCCGTTCTGGACGCCTTCTTTCAGAAGTTTCTGAAGTCCCGGACATTCGCGACGGCTGTAGCCGCGCAGGGCATCGTACAGGAATGTAGGCACAGGACCGTTCTCCAATGCGCAGAAACGGTCGGGAATCATGCTGCTTCCCCACTTCGCGAGATGTTTCTTTTCCGCGAAATAGAGAATCTTGAACACCTGATAGTATCCGATGCCCCCGGTTCTCTTGAGAATGTAAAGAACCGCCTCCAATAAAGATTTCTGCTCAAATGCGTCCATATATGCTTCCAAATGTCCCGCAAAGATAGCAACAAAAATTTATTTATTGATTTATTTATATATTTATTAACACTTTGCGTCAGAGCGATTCATTTTCAATCTGTTGGCGTATGGAAGCGGCGACCTCGTCGGTGAACTCGTACATCAGGCGTTCGGCGATGCGGGAGTAGGCTCCGAAGACATAGCGGTTGTGGATGCGACGGCGGCGGGAGACGACCTTGGAGCCGTAGCGGAGACGGCGGAGGTCGAGGTAGCGCTCGTAGGCTACGTGCCGGAAGGTCATCTTTCCGTCAAACGAGTCGGAGGAGGAGACGGAGACCGTGCGCGACCTTTCGAGCATGCCGGTGCGCGTCTCAAGCTTGGAGAGAATGGCTGAGCTCTGACGGCGGAGCATCGATTCGCCCTCTTCCTCCAGGACATTGCGTATGAAGCGTGCCTTTACTGACATAGCCGGCTAATCGAATGAGAGCTCGACGCTGTAGCCGAGCCAGCCGCCGAAAATGGAGGCTTCGGGGACAATCTCGACGGACGCGAGCGACATTCCGGACAAAAGTCCGCAGGAGCCGGAGGTGGAGTCGCCGGCCACGCGCTCGACAATCTGCGAGGCTATGTCGAGGAGTTCGCGGAACTGTTTCCGTTCGCGCTCCGGCGTGTTCGCCGCGCCGAGTCCCTTGGCCACGACGAAGAACGCCGTCGAAATCACTGAACTGTAAGAATCCGTGTCGCCCTGCTGGCGGCATTCAGGACGCGCCGCAAGGACCTGAACGCCCGAAAGGTGCTGGAGTTTGGAGGTCGCGTCGGCCTGCGCGGTCGTAACTATGGGACGGATGCCGAGTTCGGGGAGCGTGAAGCCCTCGATGTACTCTGTGAGGCTAATGAGCCTTTGAAATCGCTTCATATCGTTTCTGTTCCTTGAAATTGTGCCACATTATGCCGAGAATGGAGAAAAGCGGCTCCTCATCCACGCGCTCGATGTTTCCGATGGTCTGTTCCTTGGCTATCTGCACCGCAAGGTCGCTCCACCCGAAGCCGTAGCCGTCGCGGCCGTCGTCCCCGCCGCCGAAAAGCCGTCCGAGCTCCACCGTTTCGCCGTCTATGGCTATGTCCTGCGTCTGGAGAAACTTCAGGCAGGACGCGAACCACAGGAGAATGAGGTTCTTCTGCCAAGGCTCAAGCCGCGCCGCGAGCCTCGTTTCCCTCTCTATGTTCGAGGAATCCACCGCAATCACGCGCCGTCCCGCCCTGTTGGGCTTCGAGCGCCGCCGTCTGTAGAGAAAGACTATGCACTCGTCGAGTTCCGCCTCCTTGCCGGAGCGCAGGAAGGCCTGCATGGCAACGGCCGCGTGCCGGAACTCCCCGAAAGTGAGGTCCTGGAGCAAGTCCGCCGGACCGTAGAGCCGGAAACGCCCGCTCCGCACCATCGGCAGGGGATTCGCCACAGAGTCGAAGGTCTGCCGGCATTGCAGGGTCTGCGGCTCCACATCAAGAAGGAATCCGAGGCATCTGTCGCAGAGCATGGCCAGATTCTCGTCAATGCGCGTCGGCTCACCGCCGGAAAGCCGCTCCGCAAGCGCCGTCCTCCGCGAGAACCGCAGCCCGAGCAAGTGACAGAGCACTCTGACATTGAACTCCAGCGGAGACCCGCCGCGCAGTATGCACTCGCCGTAGGCACGGAACACGAACTGCACCTGCTCCGGAGTCATCTCGTCCCATGACGAGGGCAGTGAAAGCCGCTCCCCGGTCTCATATATCTCAATCTCCGTCATACCACAGTCGCAAATTTGTTCGCAGGGTCGTTCTTCGGCAACAGGCAGGCTTCGCCCGCCCCTCCGGCAAGCTTCTTCAGTTCGTCCTTCGCCTCGGCAATCTGAGCGGTCGTCTTCTCAATAAACCAGTCAATCTCGCGCGTTTCAGCCGTCCGGCTTTCGCGGTTGCCCTGATAGGACGGGCTGAAGCGCCGCGCCACCGAAAGCGGAAGCACGTCGAGAGACCAGCGCCGTGCCGCCGTCACGAGAGCCGTGAGCACGGCAAGGAGCGCGGCGCGTGAACGGAGCCTCAGAGCCGTGCCGTCACCGGAATCCGGAGCCGCGAGTATGCGAGCCCAGACCTCCTCGCCGACGAACGGCTCCACGACGTTCTCCTGCGCATCGACAATCAGCGGAACGAACAGATGCCATGCGTACTGGCTGCCATCGACCGGATAGAACCGCTCAAATTCGCCGATGCTCCTCACGATGCAGCGTGCCGAGAGCTCGCGGACAGGGGCTGACATCCAGCTCTGAACCTCGTTCTTCTCAAGATAGCGGTAGAGCGCGTCGAGAGCCCTGTAGTAGCGGTCGAGCATGGCGCGGTCGTCGCGGTCAATCATCCACTCGAACGGCATCTTCTCGTTGTCGTCCATCTTCACCTTCCTGCCCGTCCCCTCGTGGCTCACGCCGGAGAGCTGCGCATAGCGCGCAATGGCCCGGAACGCCACCGGAAGACGCACGGCATCCACGAAATCCGCGTCCTAGCCGCTCTCATAGGCCTTCTCGGCAGCCTCGACGACATCCTGCCCCACAATGGAGCCGAGTTCCTGCGCGGCAAAATCAATCTCGGTACGGATGAGATAGTACGGCGTGGATGCGAACCACTGGCCCGTCAGGGAGTTCAGTTCCTCGGAACCGTTCTGTACTTTGTCAAACAGCATATCTATTGGTTTTTAACTCGTTCGTCGGTCGGAACAGCCTCCTCCGCCTGAATCGTCTGATGATAGAACGCCAGCTTGAGGTTGCGCCCCGGGAAATTGAAGGCGATGGCCTGGTTTATCGGTTCGAGGATGCAGTTCGAGGCAATCTCCGTGTCGGAAAGGAGGTAGAGCTTGAAGGCGTACAGCAGCTCCGAGCCGGAAGCCAGCTTGCCGTTCACCATCACGTTGCTCAGGGACGGATGCAGCCCCATTCCGGAGGTAATGGCGGATGCCGATGCCTCTGAAATCTTGAGCTGCGAATCGACGAAGTCCTTTATCTTCTGGTCAATCGCCTCAATCTTCCACGACACCGGCCCGCCGCCGTTCTCCGACGGGATGTCCACCGTGTAGAAGAACTTCCCGGCGTTCTCCTTGCCGGAAAGAACCTCGGTGAGCTGCGTCAGAAGTTCCGATGTCAGGCTGCTGATTTCCTTCTCCACCCTCGCGTCGTCCCAGTCGGGATGGATGTTCTTGAGGGTGTCGCGCTTGGTGTCCCAGTACTCGTTCGGGGCATGGATGTGGTACGCGAGGTTTATCCCGTTGTCCGTCACATACTTGAAGATTGTCGGAATCTCCGAACCCCGGACTATCCAGCGGAGCGCACCCCAGTACTGGGGCACGGAGTAGAAGTCGCGGGCGAAGGAATATGTGTGGTTATATGAGGCCGAAGCCCCGTATTTCCCCGGATTCCGCCTGTCATAGACCGGATAGACCCTCACGCCCGTCCGCACGCAGGCGTTCTCGAAGTCACCGACGATGATGTGGCGCACGTCCCTGATGTCCCGGCTGTCCGTCCATTCGAGGCGGGCGTTCTTCGCCGGAATATGCTCCAGATAGGAAATTCTCGGCTTGCGCCCTATGCGGTGACCGCGCTCCAGGTACTTCGCGTCGAAGAATCCCTTGAGGTGCAGATAGTCCGTCATGCACCCCTTGACATAGGAGACATAGTCCCAGCTCTCCAGCCAGTCCATGATTTCCCTGTCCTCCTTCCACAGGCGCTCAATCTTGCCCTCCTCGAACGAGAGCTGTGAAAGATAGAGCCCCTGGCCGAACAGCAGCCCCATCTGGCGTTCGAGTATGCCGGGGCCGAGGTTGTTCGAGTCGAGGATGTCGCGCAGGCGCGTCGGCAGCTGGTTGTCGATGCCGTAGGGAATGACCCTGTAGCCCTGAATCGTGTGCGGGAGATACTCCCAGTTGCGGTCCTGCGCCTGCCAGAAGAGCGAGTCGAGGCTGCCGTCCCTCCTGTTGGAGAGGGTGAAGCACCGCCCGTCCTCAAGGTGCAGCGCAAATGAATGGTCCGAAATCTTTTTGACAGTATTCTTCATCTCAATGTGACTTTTTCTCCGTTGAAGGTCATCAGAAGCGGCTGGTAGAAACGGCGGTTCTCCATTGTGTCGAGGTTGATATATGCCTCGACCATCTCCGCGTGAAGGTGGTGTTCCTTCCGTTCCCTCTTTCGGAGCCTCGCGTGCGGAACATAGACAACGCCCTCGCTCGTTCCCGCCGAAAGGTTGCAGGACATGAACGAGAAGCTGAAGGTCTTTCCCTCGGAGGTGAGCCGTCTCATTTCGTCTATCGCTTCATAAACATCCATGGTGCAAAGCTACTCCCTTGCGTCCGTCCGTCAAAGGACACGGAACGATGGGCTGCCCCCGATGTCCGCATTGCCCGCATACGACGTCGAAACGGACGGTTTCATGTTCCGAACACCCGAAAAATCACGTGATTTCGGTAATATTTTTCAAGGATATATTTATATGTCAATGCCTTGCCCCGTCCGTTCCGGCGAAAAAGCGTTCTTCGCGGACAAAAAAGCCCGGCCGCGCTCATTTTCGTCTGCGGTCGCAAACGAGAAAAAAGGTGATATATGACGCTGTGACCCCGCGCCGGGCTACTTGAACTGAGGGTCGAGGTTGGATTTCGCGGCGGAAGAACGCATCGACGCGAGCTTGCGCCGCTCCTTGGTCATAAGCAGATACTTGAACGAATCCGACGGGTTGGTGGAGCGCGTGGGCAGTTCGGCCACAGGCAGGCGCTCGCTTGATTTGTCCTTGAACACCACGCCTGACTTCACCTTGGTACGCGCAAGCTCGAGCGACATCTTCAGGTTCTTCGCGGCGTATGCGTCGATGCGCAGCCAAGGCAGGCGCGGGTTGCGCTCCGACATCAGCTCCTGCATGAAGGCATACTCCTCAGGCTGTCCGATGTTGCCCTGACGTATGGACATCAGGTGCACCGTCCACCCCGTCCTGCTGCTGCCGTCCCACTCCACGGCACGCTTGAACTTTGAGACCTGGTCCTCGCCCACGGACTTGTAGGCGTTGCCGGAGCGGTCGTAGTAGAGATAGAGGACGCGGTTCTGCATGGCCGCGAAATAGGTGCGGAACTTCACGCCGAGGTCCTCGGTGTATTCCGGGGCGAGGGTGTAGAGGAACTTGAGCACTCTGAGAATCTCATGTCCCTGTTCCGTTCCCTCCTGCCCGACTGTCATCGAGCACATGTTGCCGAAGTCCACGCCTGCCTGCAACGGCTTGGCGCGGTTAAGATGACGGAGCACGCGGCAGTCCTCGACGTCACGCATGTCGAGGCGGTCGTATGCGTCCTCGTCTATGCCGTCGTAGTAGAAATGCCGTGCGGAGAGAGCGGTGTAGAACCGGTCGCCGCTTTCGAGGCGCGGCTTGAGGGAGAGTATCGCCGTGTTCAGGTCAGGCAGCTTCGCGGCTATGGCATCCGAGAACCACTCCTCCGTGAGGATGTCGGCGTTCACATAGCTCGACGCCCGGATGTAGAATGTCGATGCCTCCGGACGGCTGCGCAGTTCCGTCCACCGCGCCTTCCAGAGTTCGGCGGTGCGGAGCTTGTTGCGGCAGTCGGCGAGGTCGGCCGGGTCTTTGGTCCCGAGCCATTTATCCTTGGCGGCCACATATTCATGAAGGGACTCGTTATACACGAGCCCCGCCTTTATCACGGTGAGTATCGCCGTCTTATCCACATTGTCCGCCTCCTTGTGCATCCAGTCATATTCCCCGATGTGGGAGACGTCGGCCATGTCGGAGGTAAAGCACACGCCCCGGTAGAACACGCTGTTGCCGTATTCCTGCCTGTAGCCGCGCACGGCCTTCAGGAGGTTGGCGATTTTGTCCTCGCGGAAATACTTTGCCTCGTCCCCGAACACGAAGACATAGGACGCGCCCGCGAGAGTCGACGGGCGGTCGAGCGAGCCGAAGCGGATGTTCAGTCCCGTGAAGAAGACGATGGTGCGCCTGTAGGAGACGAGCCTGTTGAACGGCTTCCAGAAGTGTGGCTTGAGCCAGTCGGGGAGGTTCTTTGTCTCGGCGTCGGTGAACTCCGGCGGCTGCTTCTCTATGACATAGTGCTCGCCCTCCCTGAACCCCTTGCGCTCAAGACCCTCCAGGACGGAAGGCAGCACGTTCGCCGTGAGGTTGCTGAAGGTGTCGGCCACCCAGCAGCAGGGTGCACCGGGCATGTCGAACATGATGTCGATGAGCCTTTCCACCTGAATGTCGGTGGTCTTGGCCGAACCGCGCCCGAGCTCGCAGTAGGTCTTGCGCGCGCCCACGAGCGCGACTATCTGGGCGAACTTGTTCTGGTACTGCACGGACGCGCTTTCGGTCCGTCCGACGTTAACTTTCTTCCTGTACGACATTGTCCATGAATTTTACGATGTCAAGATCATCAATGCCGGCATCCACTCTCAGACGCTTCTTCACCGCCTCCGGAGCAACGATGCCGTCAATCTGGCGTGCCAGCTCGTCCCTGTTCGCCCTCGGAAGCCCTATGACTTCAGGAGAAAGCGAGAGCACGCGGAACTGCTTGCCGTAGTTCTCGGCAGGCAGCTGCTGCGGGTCGTCCTGGTCGAGCCTCAGAACCTTTGCCTTGCTTGAAAGGATTCCGGCGGCAATCTCGAAGTCCTTGGTCGTGCGGGCATTCTGCATCGCGAGGGCATAGAGGGTGTCGTACTGGTCGGCCATCTTCGCCCTCATCGCCTCCTTCGACACCTTGCGGTTGGCGAAGAACATCTCGATTGCCTCCGCGTACATGTTTGAAGCCTGCTCATAGGAGAAGGAGAACGGCTTTGAGGTGAGGAACTTGACGGTGCGCCGCTTTCCCCACTGGCCGTCGAGGGAGTATATCATCGTCAGGAGGTCGATATACACCTGCTCCTTCTGCGAGAGGTCGCCCCTGCTCCCGCCCGCGATGTAGTCCTGAATCCGCTCGAACGCGCCCTGGTCTTCCGGTCCTCCGAAAAGGTCGAGCTTCGAGATGCTGAAGCTTTTGTCGCGCACCACCTCATTGAACTGTTTCACGGCTTCCGGAGCGCCGGTGGCCGCCGCACGCGCCACGGCAATCTCGATGTCCGCACGCTTCTTCAGCCGTCCGTGCTCGATGGCCTCGCGCACCTCCTCGGGCACGTCCTTCTCGTCGATGCCCTCACTTATGAAGATTTCGTTATCCGGCCAGCCGAGGGCCGCAAGGCTGGCAATCCTGTCAAGGAGTTCGTCTTTCTCTTCGCTGTTCATAGTCGTCAATCATTCGTTCCACCTGCGCGAGCATACGGCGCTTAGCCGCGATGCGCTCCTCGCGTTCCGGGCGCAGGTGCGGTTTGTCTCCTTTTTTGATTTCGTTGCCGGCTCTCCAGATTGCCTCCTCAAGATTCTCCTTCTTCCGGACGAGTTCCATAATCGGCATCGCCCGAAGCTCCGCCGCCTGTCTTGACTCTCTGAAAATGGGGTGTTCCCCGAGCACGGAGTGATGTTCCTTATAATGAGTAAATTCGGAGAAGATTTTCCGATTGTTGGAATAATTTTCCAGCACTTTTTTCGCGGTTTCGTAGCATTGCTCCGGAGTGGTGCACTGGAAGAGTTCCTCGTGCGCCTTCATCGACTCCTCCCATGCCGTGATTTTGTCGGCGGCCAGAATCTTCAGCTCCGCCGGGCAGTCCGGCTCCGAGAGGAACGGCCAGCTTTCGCGGAACCTCACTTTCGGAGTCGCGGGTGCAGGCACGGCCACGGTACGCGGCTTTGTCGAGAACGGCAGAAGCACCGCCTTCAACAGCCGGGAGAACCGTTTCGGAGCCTTGCGGACGAGCGCGTCGAGGTGACGGTTCGGGGCATATATACTCAAAAGCCGAAGTCCTTCCTGAACCTCGGCTCCTGAATCAACCCATCTGTCAACCTCGTTCGTCATCCCTTGTTCATTCTTCTTTGAGAAGGCACCTTTCGGCGAGAGCGGCGATGGCGGCGAACCCCTCCGGCGACGCGGCCACGAAGAACTTCCGCAGGAATGCCTCTATGACCACATTCTCGCAGGGGTTGGCACGAAGCACTGGAGTGATGAAGTTCCCGAACGAGAACGACACCTCCATCAGGCGTTTCCCGGCATCGTAACGCTTCAGAAACGCCTCGTCCGTATCGGCCGCGGAATCGTCGGACGCAAGCCACACCACGAGCCTCTCTTTGTCGAAGGTCATCGGCACGCGGCTGGCCGCCTGTCTTTCACCGCTGCGCGTCACATAGACATAGTTCCCTTTCAGGATTTCGTCAGAGATTTCCGTGCACGGGATGACATTCGGAGGAATGAACGTGAACCTGTCGGCAATCCGGTTGTCGGCAAGGCATTCCGCCAGGACTTCAGGCAGCGACGCCCCGGTGTCCGTGACGACGAGATGCCGTCCCTCATGGTATCTGTCCCACAGGCGCGTCATCAGAGCCTCGGTTCCCGGATAGGCACACACGACGACATCGTACTTCTTCTCGGCCGACGCTTCCTGTGCGGCTGCTGCAACGGCGGAAGCCTGAGCCCCGGCTGTCTTCCGAGGCTCAGTTCCCGTCCGCATTGATGCTTTCTTGCCCATGGCAGCTACGGCTATGCGCCCTCGCTGACTGCGGCTGCGGCATCCGCCAACGCAGGAAGCTCGCCCTCATAGTCGGCGGGGAGGAACTTGCCGGCGATGTCCTGCTTCCAGGTAAGCTTGCGCTTGTTGGCCTCGCTGCTGTCGGTTCTCTCCACCGAGAGGAACAGAGGGTTGCACTTGTTTCCGAACGCCTGGACGCGCCCGGCCGCCGAGCCGTCGCATTCCTTCACGAGGATGACGACGCCCTTGTTCATGAAGGCCTCGACGAAGTTCTTGATGTCCTTCTCGTTGCCCGGGTGCTCGAACTCCACGCCCTGCTTCACGCCGCGTGCATCGGCGTCTCCGGAATACTCCTCGGACGCGGCGATGGTCTTCGGCGTGCCATATACGCACACGGCCTTCGCCCCCTCCTTGAGAGTGTAGTTGCCGGTCACGGCCACATTGCCGAGAGTTCTCGTCGGCTCGGTCTCGATGTCCTCGACGTCCATGATTATGATGTCGGAGGATTTCGGAGACGGGCATCCCGCGCCGTCTCCGTTCTTTGGAATACTTACTTTAGTATAAGCCATAGTCTTGCTTGTTTTTCAGTGATTACGCGCCTTCCTGCTGCTTGTTGTCGTCGGTGCCCTTCTCCTCAGTGTTCTGGCTGTCAGGATTTGTCGGCTCGGCGGCCGGCTTCGTGCCGTTCATCCACGGTCCGTCCTCGGAGAGGTCGATGCCCTCGGAAAGGATGCTCTCTGAAGGAGTATAGCCGGTCGGAACCGCAGCGAACACGGCCTCGGCAATCTTGAAGCCCACTGACAGGGAGTATTCGCCGAACACCTTCACGTCGTAGTTGCTTTCCTCGATGCGGTTGATGCAGCTCTCGGCCTTGGAGTAGTCCACAAGCTCGACGAAGTTCTCCTTCGGGGTGGCGAAGAGAATCGGGGAGTTGTACATGGACTCGAGGGCGACGAGATGGAAGTTGGTGAAGCGGATTGTGCCTCCGGTCTCGATGCCGGTGTATTTGCCGTTCACGGCAAAGTCCGCCCTCTTGTAGCGGGTGAGGAACTGCTCCGAACAGAAGACGGTTGCGGTCTTCGCGAAGAGCCCGGAGATGTTGTCAACGAAGCTGTCAACATAGTCAAGAAGCTGCTGGTCCGTGAGCGTCTTGTAGTCCTTCGCGTTGCGGAGGTAGTTGATCTTGCATTTCTCGTCAGTGAGACCCTCGACGAGGATGGTCTCGTAGCCGTCCATGGAGTCCTTCGCCGCCGAACCGGCCGCGCCGTCAGTGAGCCCCGCGAGGGAGACTTCCTTGAACTTTCCCTTTCCGATCATCGAGAGGGTGATGTCGTCGAGGGTCTTGGGAAGGATGTGCTCCTCGATGATGTACTTGGTGATAGGCATCTCAGCCTGAGTCTTGCCCTGCTCGTAGAGATTGAGCAACCATGACTTGATGATGTCCGTCGGACGAATCAGGACGTTGATCTTGTGACGGCGGTAAGGGATGCGGATCGGAGTGAACTTCGCCGTGCCCTTAGGAGTCCACTTCGGGGTGAACTGCTGAGAGACCTCGGTGAAGATGGCCGCGGACGCGATGAAGTCGCGGTCGGACTGGATGCGCGTCATGTGCTGGGAGTCGTTGAAGCCCATGTAGAGCCTCTTTGCGAGGAGGTCGAGCTTTGCCTTAGGAGGCATCACGATCTTGAATTCAGCATTAAGGTCGGCCACGTCGAGCGTGCCGCCGTCGAGAGCCGCGAAAACCATCGGGTTGGTGGATGCGAGCGCCTGCGCGACGATGCGGTTGTGAGCCGCGTTCATGTTCAGGACGAACTGCCTTGTGGCCTCGCCGGCTGAAAGCGGCCTCGACGGAGCCTGTGCCTGAGGCTGAGGTTCAGGCTCGCGGGAAAGTTCCAGGACATCGCCCTGAAGCTGCTGCACCTGAGCCGTGAGGGCTGCGGTCGCCTCGGCCGTCTTGGCGGCAACCGCCGCGTCGAAGAGGTCGAATGCGTCCTCGTCTTCGAGTGTGACGGACTCCAGCTTTTCGAGGAAAGCCTGTCCGTAGTTCTCAAGAACCTTCGCGCGCTCCTCGGTGGAAAGTTCAACCTTTCCGTCCTTGACAGCGAGCTCCGGCCTTCCGAGAAGACGGGCAACGATTTTGCCCATCTTTGAGTTTGAGAGTGCTTTTTTATTCATTGTACTTGGTATAAGAGGTTTGTAAGTTTTTCGTCAGATTTCTGCGAGAGCGAACGCCGCCTCGACACTTTCCCTGAGGGTCTTGCGGGCGTCGGCGAATCCGATCTTCAGAGCCTCGTCGCAGAGGAAGGTTGCCCCGGTAAGCACGCCCTCCCTTTCCGTGTCGAGCGCCGGACGGCCTTTCCGCACGGCTTCCTGAAACTGTGAGACAATCGGGGACATGCTGTCCTGAATGAGGCTGTAGTCGCCTTCGAGAGCCTTCCTGTAATCAAGGTTCTTATCCGAGGATTCACGCGCATAGACCGGAACAATCTTCACCCCGGTCTGCGGGTCTTTCTCCGGAGGCAGCGACAGTGTGCACAGCACCCCGACGGAACCTATTTCTGACATAGGGTTGTCGAGATAGATGAGGTCACACTGCGATGCCACCCAGAGAGCGGCCGAGCAACAGAGGTCACAATGGGCGATGACTGGCTTGTGCGCCGCCTTGGCATACCGTATCGCCTCGACGAGCGGCGGAACCGCATTCGCCGCACCTCCGCCGCTGTCAATGTCAATGACGATGGCGACGATGTCCTGACGGTCGGCGCAGTTCCTTATGAACGAAGCGAGCGCCATTGCCCCGTCCGAGCTGCAGGTCTCGTATTTCGTCATCGTGCCATGAAGCGGCAGAACCGCCACCTTCCTCTCGACCGTCGCCTGTGCGCCGTCGCCGACCTCGGAGCCGTCCGAAAGCATGAATGACGGACGCGCCGTTTCCTCGATGTCGGCAAGCGGCGTGCGCGAAAGCAGTGCGAACACCGCCGGAAGATAAGACTCCGCATCAGCGAGAAGCCATTTCCCCCGGATTATCTCCGCCGCCAGATGTGATGTATTTCTCTGTTTTCCCATTGTATCGTATAAAGCTGTCCAATTTTACGGTACAAAGGAAAACAAAAGCGCCGTCCCGAAAAAGGACAGCGCCCCTCACGCCCCTCAGCGGCGGATTTTGCTATTTCTCATTTGATTCTTTACTCTCATTGATATATTTCAGAGTTTCTTCAAGCGTAATCCTAAACGACTCTTCCGCCTCTTCATCCGTCTTGCCATATCCGGCGACATCAAGGCTGGGGCAATATACGATTTTGCAGCCAGAATCTTCAAAACGTACTACGAGTCCATCTTGCTCTAATATCTTTGAAATTCTATCCCTAATTTGAAAAATATCATATTTCATCTTGACAACTTCGTCAAGCAAGTCATCAAGGCTATCTGCATTAAGTCTTTTTATAACGACCGCCCTCGTTATCTTATGTGTGCACCATAAAAGTGCCAACAATATAACAAATGCCATTGGCACTAATATAACACCAACTATATTTTCCATAACAAAAACATATTCACAAAACTTTGCCGTCAGTAGGTTCAGGACGGGACTTGCCAGTAATGATATTGTCGCACTTATTATCTATTTTGCACAATACTTCAGTGAGTTTGGTGTCAAGAGATTTAAGCGAGGCAATCAAATTAGACAACTCCAACAGAATCAGAGTATATACCAATACATTAACAATCATCAATGCCAACCATATCATCTCCATATTTGCACAAATTTAGTTAGCCAATGTTATGAATTATTTTGGTGCCTTGTGTAGCCGAGTGCAAAGATAGAGTTTTTTCCATATATGCAAATGGCTTACAGCCGCGAAAGAGTCTTGTGGGTGACGGAGAGGCGGAGGACGTCGAGGTTGTCCTCCGTCTCGAAGCGGAGGGGGATGTCCTCCGAGCCGAGGGTGGTGTCCGGAACGACACAGGCGCAGTCGCCGAACACGACGCGGGCAATGCAGCCGTCACGGAGCGTCCTTCTGGCCGCAGGGGAAAGCGGCTTGCAGCTGAGCTTGAGCTTAATCGTCAAACAGCGTCCGTTCTCGTCGCTCGTCTCCTTGCTTTCCATCGTTCCGGACGCCGGAATCATCGGCAGTCTTGATGCCTTGAGAGGATCGAACCCGTCCGTCGCCGGGCTCACGAGAATTTCCTTGATTATCCTTATCATCTTTCAGTCCTTTGAGGTTAATGCTTTCGTCCAGATAGTAGCAGCGCCGGAGCAGCCGCTGTGTCAGAGCCTTCATCCGCCGCTGGCTCGTGCGGTAGGCACGCTTGTAGAGGGTGTCGGTGCAGTCGATTTCAACGAGGTTGCGCGAGATGATGAACGCCTCGACAATCTCCTTGCGTCCATAGCCGAGGTTCTCGCCCTTTCGGTAGTATCCCGCGAAGTCGAGGTCGAACGTCGCCGACAGAGCCATCATCAGAGCCGCCGTGTCCGCCTGCGAGTAATAGATGAACTTGTTGGCCGCGTTCCTGGTCGCCGGGTTCAGAGGAAGGTCGAGCGTCGCCACAAGCTCTCCCTCCGGCTCATCGACCGGCCGCCACGACTCGCGTACCCTTGCGCACAGGAGTTCGCCCATCGGCTCGCGGGTACTCACCTTATAGGCGCCGTCCCCGGGAATCCTCGGAAAGAGGAACCCGAAGTAATCCAGTCTTAGTTCAGTGTCGAATTTGAGTTTTATCAGCATCGCGTCGGTTCTTTCAAATGGCTACTGCTCACAAAGTTACGGAAATTTATCCGTATTCCCAACAGCATCTCCGGCCGTTTTTTAGCGGAAAATCACTTAATCCACACATCCTTACCCTCGCGGATCATCCGGCAGAGGATGCGGTAGTTGCTCTCACGGACATAGTCGCTGTACCAGTCGCCCGTGTCCGGTCCAAGCTCCACCCTGTAGAGGATGCACCGCCCGCGATAGAGGTCCTTTGTCTCCGCTCGGCGCATTCCGGAGGGCAGCGCCCTGTAATGCCACAGCGGCATGGAGCGGCCATAGACGTCGGCGTTGAATTCGAGCCGTTCAGGAGCGGAGGTTGATGTGCTTTCTTCTGTCATGATTGTGTCGATTTTGAGGTGATTCTGCAACAAAAATTTTTTCAGGAGTTTCTGAGTGTGAAATTTTCTGACCATTTGACGCGCAGCCGAAAAATCCTTGTAACTCTCTGATAATCAATAGGGGTTTGCGCGTCAGATTATTTCTCCATCAATTTGACGCTATTTAGGGGAAATATGGTCTAACTAATTGATTCACAAGCGCGTCAAAACTATTTCCATAGAAACGCGAAAGGGTGCCGAAGGGGCAAAAAGGCGCGTCAGTGCAAAACCAAAATGACGCGATTTGACGCGCAGATTTGACGCGCAGTAACTCTCTTATTTTCATTTACTTATACTCCTTTTCTTTCTCTCCGCGTCAAAAGGTCAAAGAAAAATAGACTTAGAACTGACGCGAAAAATTCAACTCCTCCAAAAAGAAGGGTCCGCGAAAGGCGAACCCTCATTCAAAGTTTCTTTCGGGATGACGTCCGAAGGCCGTTTTTGTCCGGCCGGACGACATGGTGGCTACAGGAACGGCGGCTGCTCGACGGCCATGACATCAGGCGCGGCCGATGTCCCTATGACACCCGGGCCCAACTCCCCGCACCCCGGCTCCTCGGACTCAGGAGGAGTGCCGATGATTGACGCGGCGTCAAGCTCCTCCTCGTGGTCGCGGCGCGTGTCGATGTAGAAGAAATAGTTGTCCTCGTTACCGATTTTGCGGCGGATGTCGTTGCGCTGCCGTTCCGACTCCGAAAGAAGGAGCTCGGGCGGGTTGAACACCCAGCCCTTGTAGGCGCAGTACATGATGAGCTTGTTCTTGAAGGTCTTCATCTTGATGCTGTCCTGAATCTTCCTGTTCAGCGTTGACTTGTAGGCGTCGAACGCGTCGGCCTTGTTGACGATTGTGTTAAGGCGGCTCTCGGTGAACCAGTCCTCGGCCCACCAGATGAACTCGTCGGTGATTGCCCGCTGGAGGTTGCGCTGCTCGATCTGTCTCATCGGCGGCTGAATCCGGATGCGGAGCTTGTGCCACATGGCAATGCAGTTGAACATGAAATTGTAAAATTTGTTCATCTCATCCGGCGTGTAGTCCTGGATGAGGTTCTTGTGGAACTCCGTGTAAGGGGAACGCTCCTTCAGACCTCGCATCGGGTCGTCCGAATGGTAGTAGTCGGTGAAGGCGGTGAACCAAGTCCGTCGGCGGAGCGACGCGTCGAACTTCTTTATCGCGTGGTTGGAGGTGAACGCCACCTTGGGGCTGTCCCTGAACTCAAGGATAAACGCGTCCTTGTTCTTGGGGTTCACCACCATCTTGCCTGTAATCATAGGCATGAAGCGGTGCAGGTCAATCGAGTCGTTCAGGTCGTCGAAATAGACGGTGTCCGTGATGCCCGGACGCACGCCCGCAAGCATGAAGTCCGTCTTCGAGGGATTTATCTCCTGGCCGTTGATGAAAAGCTGCTTTCGGAGCTGCTCCGTGCTCGTCATGAACAGCGACTTTCCCGTTCCTCCGAGGTGCGTGCCCTCCTCCGACTGCTCGGTCTCCATCGCATAAATCGCGTAGGGCTGCCCGGCGACCTTGTGCTTGCTCATGATGTAGCCCAGCGCCATGACCTTCGAGATGAAGTGCAGGTTTGTCTCAGCCTGCTCCTCCGGCGTCAGAGCCATGCCGAGTTCCTCCTTTCTCCAGTAGTTTCGCCCGGTGTTATAGACAAAGCGCATGAAAGTGCAGTCGTCACGGAAAATCTTGAGCCGATAGCGCCTGAGCTCATCCATAGCGTCAATTTGCTTCCTGATTGAGACGTAGTCGGGGGTGTCGGGGGAAAGGACGGAAAGCCGGTTCAGGAGCGTGGCATATTCCTCAGAATACTCGATGCCGAAGAAAGGCGGCTCCGGACGGAAGTCGTGCTCGATGATCTTGCTCCGATAGACATTGTACGGGCAATCGGACGGCTTCAGCTGCTTCGCGCCTGTGGCCGAGACCTTCACCGGGCCGTTGTTGAAGAAGAACGTGTCCGAACGCTCGTCAAAGGCGTTGAAGTCAGGAACGATGACAGAAAGCTTCTCCAGCGAGCTCCGGCTTATCTGAGGGGAGCGGTGGATGGTGTTGGCAAGCGCCTGATTGTAGTAGTTGGCGTGGGTGCGGAGATATTCCAGGAGATACGCCGAACAGTGCGCCGATATGCTGTCGTCGCCGATGAGCGTCACCACGTTGTCCTTTACCTGACAGAAGGCGAAGTCCGTGCAGTCCGGATTCGTGGCGATGCGGAAATATCCCGATGCCTGGAGAAACGAATACAGCTGCTCGTTGTTGATGTCGTAGCCGCCGAATCCGCCCGTCTTTGTCCTCTTCTCCTGCCAGAACTTCAGCCCTCCGGAAAGCTTCACGAGCTCCTTGAACAGCGACACCGGATTCTGGTTCTCCGGACGGCGGAAATGCACGAAAAAGTCCTTCGCGTCCTTGCAGGGCTTCCCCTTGCGGTCCTTGAACCGCTTGAGTTCCTCCGGCAGGCGGATGATGTTGATGTCGAGGTAGCGCAGCGCAATCCGGTACATATTGGCGATTCCCGTGTCGTCGATGTCGTAGAGGATGTATATCTTCTTCGCGAGCTTCTGGAGGAGCGAGAACTCATATTCCGTAAGCTCCGCCGTCTCCGAGTTCAGCCAGCACACGTGATAGCCCGCAGAATGGACGTTCAGCGCGTCGGACGGTCCGGAACAGATGATGAGTTCCTTCCATGTCATATCGACCGCAGGACCCGCTTCCTCGCCGTCGATGGGCTCCATCTCCACCATGCCCGGATAGACCCCCTTCTGAGCGTCGGCGTATGCCTTTATGAAGTCGCGCTCCCCGAAGAAGAAGTTTTCCGGCTTCTCGCCCACGTACATGAAGCGGATGTCCCCGAGCGGCTGGTAGAGCTTGCCCCATGAGCCGTAGTCGTAGTAGTAAATCGGATAGTTGTCCGTGGCCGTGATTTGCCAGCTCTCGCCCTTGGAGTTCTTCGCGGTGACGTAGGAGTCCACCGGCTTCAGGCAGAGGTCGTCACAGATTTCGGGCGTAATCTTATATCCGAGGAGATAAAGCTCCCTGTCGGTGAACTTGCCGCCTTTCCTGAGGTTCACGGACATCTTCTCCTGCCCTCTGACCTTCTTCATCTCCGGCATCGGCTTCACCTCCGAGGCGACCGCGTCTCCCTCAAGAAGATGCGGCGCGTACTTGCGGGCAATCCAGTTTATCGCCGCCGGATAGTCCAGCCCCTCCTCCTTCATAACGAGCTGAATGGCCGTGTAGGCCTTGGTGTCGCTCCCGCCCTTGTCCTGGATGAACCACACCCCGTCCTTCCGGAACACCGTGCAGGAAGGGCTCTTGTCGTCCTCCCTAATCCTGAAGTTGCGCCCGCGCCCCGAAAAGCACGACGCGCTCTGAGGATAGTATCCGGCGATGACCGCCTTTCCGCCCTCAGTCGCCTCAAAAATCTGTTCCTTGCGTATCATTGTGTATATTGCTGAAAATCAGAGAAAAAATATTGGAAAAATATGCAAATTTATTGAAAAACACTTGCATAATTCAGAGATAATGCGTACCTTTGTAATGCAGTCAGGAAGAAGGCCTGCTGCGAAAGAGGAATCTGAAACGCTTGAAAGGGAGTAAGAAAAAACCTACCAAAGTCTTTGAAAGATGAGCGCTAAATTCACATTCAAGATTTGGAAATTTAGATTCACGATTGAAATCGCAATCTAGTTTCATCGGAGGCTGAGAAATCAGCCTCCCCTTTGGTAGGCTTCGCAAAAATACAAAATTATATGGAAACACAAAATTCATCTTCATCCTCCAAGAAAGGAAAGGGCGGTGCAAGAGAGGGCGCGGGCCGCAAGCCCGTCGAACACGGCAAGAACTACACGTTCCGCTCAAATCCCGCCGTCGATGCCATTCTCGCCTCATTCGGGGGCAACAAGACCCAGTTCATCAACGAAGCCATCGAACACTACTTTCATTCAAAGCGTTAAACCATTCTTTCGGCATTTTTCAAAGCCGTCCGCTCCGGGCGGCTTTTACCTTTCCAAGTCTTTTTCCATTTCGTCCGCGAACTTCTTGCAAAGCTTGGCGGCATTCCTGTGAGGAAGTATTCCAGCAGCTGCAATCTCGAATAGACCATTTGCCGCTCGTTCCAACAAGACCACCGCCTCAAAATATGATTTCCAGTCCTCATCCGCACGTATTTCCGCGAGTAAACGGCCCATATAGGTCACAATTTTCTGTGCCATATCCAATTCTCTCAGAACGCCGCCGTTTGCAAGCCGGAACTCCGCATCCTGCCTTTTCTTTCCCGCCGTCATTCCGGAAGGTCGTCGTCGAAAGTCATTGACTGGGCTGCCATCTCCGGAGCCTTGTAGGGGCGCATATTGCCGAGGATGGCGAAGGAGCGGCGTTCCGCCTCCGTCATCGCGTCAAACTTCTTCTTTTCGATGTGCCCCTTCACGAGGTGCGTGTCGCCGAACTGGCTTACCTGTGAAAGCTCGATGGCCGAGAGGCCGAGATAGACGCCCTTGCTGCCGACATAGATGGCCGGATTCTCGTCCACCGGAATGAACACGCCCCTGCGCCCGCCTGCATTGACGAGTTTTGCGTCCTTAAACTTCATCAAATCGAGTCTGATTGAAAAATTCTCCATAATCCCTATAGTTTTTTGTTTTCTTCATCTTTGATAATGAGCACCGCCGCCTGGCATCCGAGCACCGCCACGAGAGCCAGAATGGCGCTTATGACGAATTTCTCGAATATGAGGCACACGAGCGCCGCCATGGCTGCAACTGCGGCTACTATCGACGCGAGCTTCAGCGCGCCGTAAGTTGTGAATCTGAGTCCCATAGCCGCCTACTTTACCCGTGAAACCGTGACCGGCTGCCCCTTGACGGCCGAAACGGAATAGACGCGGTCGAGATCCCTCGACACGCTTGAAGCCGTCGCCCTGACGGTGGAAATCTTGCAGCCGCGTATCGTGACTGCCTCGCCCGGCTGGAGAGCCGTAATTCTTGCCCTGTAGTTCGTCTTTGCCATATTTTGAACAATTAAAATTTGTGGGGACGGAGGGAGTCGAACCCTCGTGCAGACATTCCGACTCGTTCATCGTTCCAGATTCCCGACTCGCTCACCGTACCAGATTTGACGATTCGGGCTTTCGCCCTCTTCACGTGCTTCCGGCATTGGCCGTCTGCGAAGTCTTGAGCCGCGAGGCTGATGGTGTCGTGGGCTTTCTGCGTGATGCTCAACGCTAAGGGAATCACGCATTATATCCTTCCGCCACTGCTATGAAACTCAAGCCTACATTTTTCGATGAGCTGTGTACCGTATTTCGATGAACTTGCGCATTTCTGCCGCCCGTGCGGCCTGCGTCCCCAAATTCCCCGTCTTTCCGGGGCGTCACTCCGTCTTTCCGGAGCGTCATGTCTTGGTTGTAGCCTGCCGGCGCATCACTGCGGCTCGCAGGGTCGTTGTATGTATGGTATCTCCGACATATTTATGGCCTTACGCCTACATTGTATCTGTAGCCTTTTTCAGAAGGGAACTTATCCATGAGGAGCCGCCTGTAGCGTCCCATCGTCCCCTTTGTCAGAACGTCGAGGCACGCGAGCTGGAGCTTTTCGTCTCCGTAGGCAAGCATGTTTCCGCTCACCCGCTCGTCCTCTCCCATCTGCCCGAACGCAATGGCAAACCCGCCGTCGCATTCGTCCGCCCATTCTTCCAGAATTTTCAAGATGTCTTCAGTTTTCATAATCATTTGTCTTTAAGATGTTACCGTTGTTTCTAATAAGATGTCTTTCGCAAATGGCCGTCATTCGCAGTCGACCTCACCGACCGTCTCCGGCTTCTTTCCGCTGGCCGGAAAGAAGAGGTTCACCGCCCTGACGAGCGTAGTGCACCGGTCTATAGCGATGTTGTGCTTTGTCAGAAAGTCGAAATGCGCCCGGGAGGTAACCCAGTTGCGGCTTTCCTTTTCCCGCTCCCTCTCCAGCTCCGGAAGCAACAGCTTCACGGCCTTCTTGAGCAAGAGAGCGTCACTCCTCGTGATGTCCGAAATAATCATCAATCCTCTGCTGTCCTGGTCTATCAACATAACTTTGTGAGTGTTAAGAATTTTACTTACCTTTACAATCTTTATTTATTTATATATTTATTTGTTTATTTATTTATTATCATTTCGGATGCAAAGTAAAGAATAATTCTTTAATCAAACAAGAATTATTCAATATATTTTCTTTAGAAATTTAGAAAAATATGGAAAAGATTGATAAACAAATACTTGAAGAATTGCTCGCATACTTGAATATGAATGCCCGTCAGTTATCATTGGCTCTTGGGCTGAATACTCCGCAGGTTTTTTACGACATAAAGTCTGGAAAATGCGGAATATCAAAAGCCATGGCGGCAAAAATTCAAGAAAGATTCCCGAATATCAATACCGACTACCTACTCACCGGTAAAGGCAACATTTCAGGAATTGTCGAACAAAAAGTTGGTGATAATACTTCCGGCATCATAATTCAAGGCCAGAACCAATTGAATAATTCTCCCATCGACAATCGTCACTATTACTCCGACTCCCCGGATGTCCTGAAGGCTCAGATCGAACTCCTCGATGAGCGCATAAAGGAGAAGGACGCCCAGATAAAGGAGAAGGACGCCCAGATAAAGGAGAAGGACGCCCAGATAAAGGAGAAGGACGCCCAGATAAAGGAGAAG